ACATGTTTGAAAATGTTAACGTCTTTGGTTTCCAAAATATATTCCGAGAGATTTCTACTGGTTTTAAATCTTTATTGAGAGATCTATTAATGTTTTTAATACGAGATAATATTTCTGGTTCTGGTGAATAATTTCTCTCTACAAACTCTTCGATAAGTTCATTCTGATATTCTACGTCCCTTACATCATTGGTCAGTACTTGGGAGATGCGATTCTTTTCTAGACCTGAAATCTTATCCAATTTTATAATCATTGCATCAGAGAATGTTGCAGATTTTCGAATTTCCTTCATTATAGATTTCAATTCGCCGTCTGTAGTATTGGTTGTACGGATTCTTAGTCTAGGAAACCTAGGGATGTCCGAAATATCAGGTAACAACCCATCAGTAATAGTAATGGTATAGAACCCAAAATCATTATGGATGTGATTAAAGCTGCTAGACAAGTCATTAATGTTCCAAGTAGTATAGCCATGATTTTCATAGGATTCCCCAAAGTTCTGTTGAAGTAGCGAACCCGGATAATGGATTCTCTTATTTATATCTAAATATTGATGCTTATGAATGTCGCCAAGAAGTACCAAATCGTAACCACCGAACATAGATACGCTATGATTCAAATTCTTAACCTTAAAGCCTGCATCAGTCATAGAAGAATCTACAGCACCATGGAATATAGCAACCTTAAGTCTATCGTCAGGAATAAGATCAGCCTTTATATAATTCTTAGGATCGTCTGCTATATCAAATACAGAAAATGCTATATTAGCTATATCATAAATCTCTGTTCGATCTAGATAGTGCAAGTTTGGATGTTTTAAACTATCATAGATTGGACGCAATGCATCTAAACGATCCATATTATTTAAATTCATATCGTGGTTACCACGTATAAAAATCGTCGGTCTCCTATCAGCTAAGTTCCTAAGGAATTCAGAAGTCAACATGATCAGTTCAGGAGACATATCTATCTTGTTATGTACAATATCACCTGCAACATAAACTAACGAATGCTCTGGTAATGCCTCAACTGCTTCATATAACTTTTTGAAAACAGATCTATACTCATCATGTCTCTTATAATTTCTAATATGTATATCGGCAATATGTAATACTTGTTTGGCTTCTTTGAAACCTACATCAATTTTTTGCATATAATTTATATTCCATTAACTTACTAAATGTAAGAGGTTTTGAATCTTCTATTAATTTCCATATTTCAGACCTTCCCATTTCTGAAGGATCAGACTCATTCATATCTATCAAATGAACTGGTATCTGGTTTGATATGAAGAATTCTGCATGTTGAATGGCTCTAGACCATGCGTCTGCATCCAATAACAAATTTATTCTAGATACTCTATTTTGGAGAATCTTATGCCTCAGGGCATTCTGGATCATCTTCCCAACAAGGGTATTGCATTCTCTCCTACAGCAAGAGCATCAAAAGGACCTTCAACAATGTTTATAGGTTCATTCCAGTTAACTAACAAGTCATAACCTATAATATCTTTTGAAGTTGGAGGATTTTTATGTTTGAAGTCTGTATCATAAAAGCTTCTAGCTGTGAAGTAATTTAATTCTCCTGCAGCATTGTATGAAGGTATTATTATCATACCTCCATATTCACCAGATTGGCAATAACCAATAGAATACCTCAAGATATCATATTTCTTTATATTACGTTTCTTTAAATATGCTACTGCATTTCTAAAGTCTGGATCTCTCATGTTGCCATCTATAATAGGAATATATTCCAGTGGTAATGCCAGGTGATATTCAGGACCAGTTTTGAAATCCTTAATATCTATTTCACCGACCAATTTAGCAAGATCTTTAATCTTGTTGTATGAAGCTTGGAGAGACTTGAGGATATTTACAAGCTTACGGCCTTTCTTACCACATACCCAACATTGCCATTTCTGAGTGATTATATTGACACTCAGCTTTTGTTTTGGATGATGACAGTAGGGGCATTTGAACCAAAAGTCACCATGATTTTTATCATGACCACTACCCAGTACACTTTCTAAGATCCTCTTTATTTGCTGTTTTACCATGAGCTAAATATAAGAAAACTAATCGAGATAAAAAATTATTTTGGAGGTTTTGTTTCTAAAATTATTTTTTTAGATTTAGGTGTAAACTTTACACTTACAAATTTACGAGAGCCTACACAATCATTATAATAATCTTCACGGGTCATAACATTTGCTTTGTGTTGAAGATTTTCTTCCATATAATTTACCTGACCTTTCGTTTCACCAAGAAATAATATTTCAAATTGAAAGTTGTCTAATCCTACAGAAAGTATATCTTTATTCAGGCTTTTAGATGAACCAACATAAGTTCGCCAGTCTGATTCTTTACGAATAACCTTACGACGGGTTTTACCTTTGACCTTAACCCTTCTTGTTGTACCAAAGTACTTTCGGCCAATATATTTTTTACCTGAAATAGAATTGGTTATCAAATAAACAAAACCGAAAGAATCTTCAGGAACAACAGAGAGTATTTTACCTCTATATTTCCAGTGACTCATATATTACGTATCAAATCTGATTACGAAAGTAGTATCATAATCTTCAGATTTTTTTATGGGTTGGCCTAGTTTACCTAGGGCTAACAAATTATTATCATCATCATATAAACCTACCGTAGTTATGTATGGGTTGAATGCTGATGAGGATGTAAATGATCTTAGTGAACCTGTTGGATGATCAAGTAATGTTAGATTTGAACTAGCATTGAATTCGTCTTTAGATATATTACAGGAATATTCACGCTCTTCGATAACGTGGGTATTCTTAAATTCCAATATACAATTAGAAAATATGGCAGAATTATTAACTATAATAAAACCTTCATCATAAAAAATATTGCCGAAGTGGATTGATAGAAATGAAAGGTTACCTTCTGAATCATCCTCATAGACTACTCCGGATGCCGTTACTTTTATAGAACCAGGTTTAAGTCTATCACCCTTCATCAGTTGGGGAATAGCGATTACGCACACACCAGAAGGTGTTGTAGGTAAACCCTTTACGATATTCTCATCTATTAAATTTCTGGATGTCTGTCCCGTGTATTGACCGTGATCAATATAAAAGTTAGTTCTGATCGAGTCGTAGATATCTCTCTTGGCGTAACCATTCGTAGTCAATACAGAACCTACACCATACTCAGATGTATTTGGTGCACCATCGTAAGCATACACATTTACACCATCAAAACTACCAGTATAATTAGTAATGGTAATCTTATAAGATTTATGTGCTGTATGAGTCGTGACATTTCTGCTGGCTATTTTTTTAAAAGCTCCCGACATTACAGGCTCCTATTAATATTCCAGTCTTACACGAACTAGCGCTTCTCTACTGAATGATTTTAATAATGGTTTAGATAATTTAGCTACAGCTAGCAATTCATTGCTCTCATCATATAAACCAACAGTTGTCACATACGACTTTGGATTACCAATAAATGATATATGTCTAAATGAGCCATCATTAGAGTTGGCCGCTATGTATGTTGGATTAGAAGAGAAGTTTCCTGCGTGACTTGGTATTCTACAGAAGTAAGTTCTTGAATGTAGATGTTCCATACTACGAGCTTTGAAATGTGCACCACCTTTTATAGCATCGAACAAAGCAAGAGGATTAGTCTTAAGCATTGTAGTTTGTGCAGTATATGAATTTGCAGTATCATCGTAATGTAGTAAGGTCTTCGTTTCAGTTAAACCTGTAGTAGATGCTATATTTCCAGCATGGAATACTAATACACCATAATTTGGGTAGAACTTACCATAAGATGTAAATCCAGGTGAAGCAGCGATACCATTAGTAATAGAACCAGATACGATATCTATTGGACCATCACTAAGATCATTAGAACCAGAACCAACCAACTTATCAATGAATGTAAATACTCCGGTACTACCAGAGATTTTCATTTCCCAATTACCAGCATCAGCTCTTTCTTTCAATTGATTTCTACCTATATTAACGATGTATATAGAATCTGTAGAACCAGATATGTCAAATTTAAAGTCTGAATCTGTAGAATTCTTATCTTCCAATAAAGCAGCATATTGAGAATATATAGCTTTTGTTGGTGTGAGTCCTTGAGATTGACCTTCTAACCCAGTTTCACCATATCCATCATAGTTACCATAAGCAACTGAGAATTGTGGAACTTGAGTAGAATCAGTATCTGGATTTGCTCTGAATACATCTAAATAGTATTCGCCAGAAGTACCAGCTTGAGTTGATTGGGTAAAATATTCACCAGCACCTAAAGTAGTATCACCGGTGTCCCACATAGCGGTATTTATTCTTTCACCAGTCGTATTGATTAATACATCACCACCGATTGCTTTATTAACATCGCCAGATGCTGCATCACTTTTATTTTCAAAAATATAATCAAAATCAATAAATGATGAATTTCTAGCTTTTACTATATTAGCCATTTTTTACTCCAATTAAACCGGTTTTTTAGTTACTTTAATTGTAACAGTACCAGTAATACCAGTATTATTACCAACTATGGTTAATGTAGTTGTTTTATCAATAGACGTCGATAAATTAAGGCCTGTGAAATTGATATTTGCAGAACCATCAACTACTGAGAATCTCTTAGATTGACTTCCACCTTCTATACGAGATTTACCATCTAAAGAAACCAATGACTTATCTGAGATTATAGCGGTATAATATGTATCAGCAAAGATAGCACCACCAGACTCATGAGTAGATGTTTTTGCTGTAATAGTACCAGAAGCATTATGGCCAATCACATATGTAGCATCTGCAGGAGATAGTTGTAAGAATGGCATTTTTTGGATATTCTTATCCAAGGTCATAAGTTTATACCTCATAACTTTAGACTCGTCTGGTACTGCTTCAACCATTGGTAAGTTTTCAATAGCTTGCCCATAGTAATTTGTACCTTTGCTATGGTTTTCATCCCACATTGCATAATCAACTTCGTCATCTGCTAGTGCAAATTTAACGATGTTGAAGTTTCCTGCTGCTAATTTTTCTCTACCTCTTTTGGTAAGTATTGCATCAACAGTGATTGATGATTTATCTAAATATCCCATTCATATACTCCTTTTGTATATATAAATATCTTAAAGTTATTTTATCTTATTTGTATCTTACCTAAATGAGTCATATTGTTTTTCTTAGCTAAGATCTCATTAGGATTAGTTTCTACTACTTCTATAGCACATTTAATATTTGTTGTGGAATCAAATAAGCCTTCTCCAGTTACGGAAGGATCGTTATTTAGACTTATTATTCCACCTATCGAACCATTGACAGTACCATATTTTGAGCCGGCATATCTCTGATTCTTTATAGCTGTTGGCATAAAGTCTTGGACCTGTGTTGCTATATCTAAAGAACCACTACCACGAGTTGTATATCTAATACTAGTTCTAGTCATATCATAGATAGGTATATCTTGAGAGGCTTGATTACCGATAGTTAATCCAGGACCAAATGAATCGTCAAAGGAGTTGGCAAAATGAGAACTTGCATTTATAGATAAATCTCGGCCATTAACCTTATAGGTTTTAACTCTTGCTGGTATAGCTCCTGATAATATTCCATCTTCCATTGCATTTGTATGGGTGAATTCAGTATTGAACTTTGGTTTGAACTTTATAGCAGATTTCTGTTCATAGGTAATATTAGCAAATGATTCAGAAACTCTAGCGATAGTAGACCTTTCCAATAAATTTGGTTTTATTAATAGTCCAGTTTGGTTGTTCGATCTTGCAGGTAATAAAGTTTCCAGCTGTCTAAATATGGAACTATCAAAATACTTAAGGACTTTTAGATATGCTCCGAATGTTGGTGAAGTCGAATATTTCTGCCAGTATGATTTCTGGATAGTCTTTAGTTCCCTGTATGTCTTTCTATGTGCATCTCTAGGATTTCCTACGAAATCATCGAATTTGGCACCTCCAATTTGATGGGAAATATCAATATCGATATCATCAACAGGAGAAAAGAATACTCCAAGGTTGTATGAGTCTGGAGAATTTACTTGTAACGAACTACTGGCTAGACTTTTATCGAGACTAAGTTGTCCAACATATTCTTCAGATTCTATTCTAATTTTATCAGACACATTTCTAGTACCAATAATCTCAGGAACTGCAGTATAAAAAGTTTCCTCTTCATATTGCCAGTCAGCGGAAGTACCTGAGAAGCCCACTAATGTTGCAGCTGTTGATGTAAGGCCTGAGGGAGCTGCCCATAAGTCTCCGGATATGTTTTGGTTTGGATGTGACGATTCAACAACGAAGTTGCTTGTGATGTCATAAGTCTTATTATCACTACCTAAAGGATATCTAATTAGTAGATCTCTATATGAGGAATCATAAGTATTACCTTCTATTGATAGTGGTGAGAGGACATGATTATTGAAGGCATCATCTGAAAGTCTACCACCGTTGGCAAATGCCCATATTCTAATTTCCTGAATACTTCCTATGTAACCAGGTAAACAGTTAGCTGGTACACCATCATATTCTCCAGCTGTCCATTTGAATATCTTCGTATCATTCATACCACCAATATTAGCATGTAGAGGTGCTGGACTATCGTCATTCCAGTAAGATTGTTCAGTAGAACTTACAGATGCTGAATAGTCATGGGTTATTATGCCTTCAGAATGGTCTGCAGATTTTCTAAGCCTTATAGAAAAGATGTTCTGGTCTCCGTCTATAGAATTATCTTCTAGATCTCTGGATAACATCACATTCCACCAATCATTATCATATATTGGTGCGTAATCAGTAGAGGTCATTGACATATCATTTATATGACTAGAACCAGTTTGGAAATATAAATTAAGCCTACCATGATTATAATATGCAGATGACGTATTACTAGATGATACATGGTGTTGTAATTCTATAGCAATATGA